GTAGGCCTCAGAGTATAGCGGATATGTACCCTGAACGCCAGAAATAGACGAGCCTCCAGCGTTCGGCTGACCCTTTCCGGCATAAGACCCGAAGTTGTGCGCCACCTCCACAGAATTGCCGGAAAGCGGGCGCATTAGGGCGGCAGCAACGGCGTGGGTGTCGATGGTCACGTCACCTTTGGAGGAGTTCGGGTGCAAAATGTTGTTGTAAAAGTTGCGGACTTTGTGCTTTTCACCCATCAGTTCAGAAAGTTTGTCAGGGTCGTGCGCCGTGTCCAGCGCCTGAACTGCCTTGGCGATCTCGGTCAGCGAACCCCAGCCTGCGCCAGCATTTGCGCCAGCCTTGGTCTTAACAAAATCGCCAAATGTGCCTTCTGGGTTGACGATTTTGTACTCTTTTGGGTTGTAGGTCTGGTCGTGAAGCCTGATCCACATGGCCTTTGCGATGGCCTTTTCGTCATCTGGGATGTTTGCGCGATCCAAATCACCTAAAGACTTTCCACGGATCATGTCATGGATGCCGCCGTACTCAGGTTTATTAAGAGATTCAGTACCTTGCAGTGTTTTTTCCATTTCGGGGCTGAACGCAAAGCCATGATAATGATTATCGCCCATGCCTTTCATGGTGTGGATGACGCGGTGGGCCAAAGAGACGTTTTGATACCAGTCCTTTTGGGGCGACATGGCGGCCAACACACCAGCGATGGCGTGATCAGGAAGGTTGTATTCCTTCGCCCACTTTTCGGTGATGGCCCGCGCCCCATCGTACCATTTCTTGCCGCGCTGCCGAATTTCCGGCGGGACAGCATCGTGCAGCGCCAAAAGGTTCTGCGTGGCATGGTCAATAAAGTGTTCTGCAAGACCATCGTCGCTGGCATTCGCGGCCACATCGGCCCGAACATTGGGATAACCGCGTACGATGCCGATGTGCTGGTTGAAAAGCTTAGGCGTGGACTTCAGCGCAGCAAGGTCAACAGTGTTGGCAGTGGTGTTGGTGTCCAAAAGTTTCTTAGAGGTGATCAATCTCTGTGGAATAAGCGCAGCATGATCAGGGCCAAACGCTGGTGTCCCAGAGCGAAATGGACCAAGGTATGGCTGTAAGTTTTGAGAGATGACGGGGTTTGGCTGCATTGGCGAGGTCATGCCCAAAGCCTTTTTTACAATGTCAGCCATATCACTTCCCCTTGGGTTTCAACGCCATTGTAGCAGCCTTGCCATCTTTAGAAAAGCCGCGCGTTAGGGCGAGTGCTTTGTCAACCGCGCCACCGCCAGCCTTGCCGTGAATTTTGCGGATTGCGGCCATTGCGTTGACATCTTCAGGCCCCATGAAGTCTTCGGCACCCTCGTGATGCACCCAGTGAGGCAAAATTCCAACTTTTTGGTCCGCAAAGGTGCTATTTTCAGTACGAGCCTTGCGGTTTCTCTCGCCAGATACAGGGTTGAAGTTCAGCCAGCTATTCTGGCCGCGCGTCTCGCTGGTCATCGCCATGCGGGCGAGGGGCGAATACATGGCGGCGTGGGAGCGCCACGCGTTTTCTTCGCCGTCGGCGCGGAAACCCACACCCTCCTTCGCGTGTCCAAAGTAGTCGTGAACGGCTCGGAAGATGTCGTTAACCGTTACTGGCTGGCCATTCCACGTCTCGCCGGAGTCTTGAAGCATGGGGTTGTTTTTGATCTGCTCTTCCGTGATCGGCCCGTCGCTGCCGTAACCAGAGTCTGTCGGGAAGACAAACATGTGGTTGTTGTTTTTGATGTCCTCAGTCGCCAGACGCGGGGAGGCGTGGTACGGGTCCTCTTGGGTTTGCGGGTCCCAGAACTCAACCTTGAAGCCAGCCGCCTTTGCCGCGTGGTACTGCGCCATCGTCTCTTTGATCATTGCAGCGTACGATGCCTTGGTTAGCGGGTCGCTGGCGTCGTCTTTCATGGCTTCGTAGGCATCGCTGATGCGTAAAGCGCGAGTTGGGTCAGCCTTGGCGTACTTTTTTGGCGGGTTGTACGGCAGGCCAGTGCTGGCCATGTAGTCACGCGCAACTTGCCGAACGTGGGGGGCGGGGGCAGCGTGAATAACCTGCCCCGTCATCGGGATTGTTACTGGGGTGAGGAGGCCCTCAAGAGGTGCTTCGTCCGGTGCTTGAAGAACGCCACTGCCTCCTCGTACTCGTCCTGCGTCTCGAAGTTCTCCCGCTTGGGCGCGTGGCGCTGGATTGAAGGGTGCAGCTCCAGCTTCGATTTGTGTTCCGACATTTGATACTCCATTTTGATTGTTGCTTTCTACACCATCCATCTCGCCGCCGCCAGCCTTGCCGACACGACCGCTCTCATCGTCTGGGAGCGAGTGGTAAATCTGGCTTGCGTTATCTATCGTTGGCTCAATGCCAGCGCCTTGCAGGATAGCCTTTGGCAGGGCTGCGGCCATGCTTCCGTCTTCAAGAGTATGGACTTTTGCTCTGTCCGGCCCAATGCGTCCATAATTTTGAAGAACGCTGCGGATGCCGTTGGCATCAGCGTCCTGACGATGAAAATTGATCAGTTTGTCAATTTGTTGGAAGTGGCCGTCTTTGCTGCCAATTGCGGAAAGATTGGTGTTTGGCAGTGCCGTTGCTTTCATACGGTCACGCCAGCGGTTCCAGAAGTCTTCCTTGGTGTTGATACCTGCGCGGCGCATCCGTAGCATGTGCATCCCGTTAGCTGGCTGTTCCATTTGTTCCACTTTTCCACCTTCTTCCTTGCCGATCATGCCACCGCTGCTAAAAGCGAAATCCGTTTTTTTTCCGTACACGGGGTTCTTTGCGTAGACCAGCGGGCCGATGTGCAGGGCCTCGTCCGCAGCCATGACAGGCTCTTGCGTCTCGCGGTCGTAGAAGTACGAATGCCGCTCAGGGTCCATCCCTACCTGACGCCACTGTGGGTCGTTGTGGACCGTCTGGGACAGTTTGAACGCATCCTCCGGCGTTGTCTTCTTCCAGTTGCCGTGAACGGTGGCGATTGTGGATTTGGGCTTGCCGCTTGCGATGTTTAGAGCGCCAGTTGGGTGGACGCCAAAGCGCGGGTTGCCGATGTGCGCCACGCTGTCGTAGCCGATGACCTCACCTGCCGTGAAGTCTGTCTTTGGGTGGTGAACGGACACCACCCATGTGTTCTTCTTCTCGTACGCCGGAATGTCGAGGCGCACCGCCACAGGCGTTCCTTCCTCCAGACCTCTGGGGGCAAAGGCCTTGGGCTGCTTGTCCTTGGTCAGCGCATCGTGGACCTGCTGATCGGACGCAGGAGGAACTGGTGCTGCGTACGGTGAAACTGGTTTGATCTTGTTGACCAGTTCCGCGTGTGCCTCGCGTGACCCTGTCCCAGCCTTTATTTCCTGTGCAGACGGCCAAAGACCTTTTTCACGAAGGGAACCTGTCGCACCACCCTCTTCCTTCCCGACCGTACCACCCTCAGATTTTGTCATGTCGGGATTAAGTGGGTCAAAGTTGCCGTTGTTGCCGATGGCGCTTTTGACCTGATGCGGGTGCAGCGTCACAAAGGAACGATTGCCAGTATCCTCAACGTCATTGGTATAGATAATGCCATCGTGTCCCGTTGACCGAATGACACTGGCAGCTTGGCGTTTGTATGCAATGGGGTGTCGTTCCCGTTCAAGGTTGTTGGTGATAGAATCCAACTGATCGGCAGCCCTAGAATATTGGTGATTTGAGTCGCCGCCAGACATTTCGCGTAAACGGGCAGAAACCTGTCCAAGCATATGCCAGTCGTTGATCCAACCCCACTCTTTGCCAACATCAATTGGGTTTTTCATGCTGATATGGACAGGCATTACCTGCCGCGACAATCTTCCTTCTGCGTCCCAATACCCCTGATTTGCTTTACTTCCACCGCTAATACGTTCATGGGCTGCATCATTTGTGCCAAAGTGGGAAAGAGGGTGAAATTGGTTAAAATCATTCAGCGTCCCATGGTAAACAACGGGCGGCACTTCTGGATGGTTTCCCGCAATGAAGTTCATGCGGTTGTCACCCATAGGACCACCCTTGGCTTTACCGATGCGCCCACCATCCGCCTTGTTCATGTGCTTTTGGTTGGGGTCGAACTTGCCGTTGTTGAAGATCGACTTGATCTGCTGGGGTTCCTTCAACGCCACCACAAGGTCACCGTTGTGGCGGGCGGGTATCCAAGCATCGTGGCCCTTGCGGCGCAGGGTGTCGAACCAATCGGACTGGGCGGCCTTGTAGTTAGAGCGCAGCACCTCGTCCGGCAGGTCGCCCGTGTAGGGGTTCTCGGCCTTCACATAGGCGGGGATCACGCGGGACGCGGTGTTGGTGGGTGTCAGCTTCCACCCTGCCTCGTGCTTGTAGCCTTGGCTGTCGTTCTGTTCGGCGTATTGCGATGCCTCCGCCGGATCGCGCGTGAACCATGTGCCGTGCCGCCCCACGTTGAACGAGGTGAAGTCCTTGTCCTTGCTGGTGCCAGTGTAGAGGACATGCGGGTCACCATCGGTATGGGTCGCGCTGTTGCCAAACCAGTTGCGGAACTCGTCTGTGTCGGTGACGCTGCCACCGCCCGACTTGGTGATGTCGGGGTCGTTGGGGTCAAACGTGCCTTGGTTGCCGATGGCGCTTTTGATCTGCTCCGGCTTGAATGCAACGTACTCTTTTGACCCATCAGGGCGGTGGGCGATGATGCCGTCAAAGCCAGAGTTGCGGATTGTTTTGTGGATATTCTGCTGACCAAACTGGTTTACCATTGCGCCATGTTGGGTGTCGGTCAGAAACAAGTCTCGAACTGTCGCGGTGCCGTCATCCAGCTTCTTAGTCAGCTCGGCGGCTCTTGCCTTGTCTTCGTCGTTTATGCCTCCAAGCCACAAGCCCTGCTTTATAGCGTCCTTGATGTGGTCGCGCCATGCTGGATGCCGCAACGTATCGTCTGTAAAAGGCTGCTTCATGCTGACGTGCAGCTTCATCACTTGACCATGCGGCTTGGCATCAGCCTGATCGGCGCGGATGCCTTGGGCATAATCACTGGCCACGTTGGGGCTATCTGACAGGTAAATGCCAGCGCCGTAACTGCCATATTCTGAGGGTCTGAACGTGCGGAAATCTTGGGCGGCAATGTTTTTGTTAGTGGCCTCTTGGTCAATATCAGAGGTCCATTTTCCGTCACCGTGATATTTGTGGTCCTCTACAATCTTTGGCGCGTTGCCGTGGTACAACACCTCCGGCACGTCTGGGTGGTTGCCCTGCTGGAATGCCACCTTACCACCCCCAGCATGAACCTGACGGGGGACGTTTGGCAGGTATTTGGACGGGGCGATCTGGCCGCCAGCGCGGTCCTTTGCCATGACGGCTCTGGCAAGGTCTAGCGCACCACCTTTGGATTTTCCGATTTCGCCTGCCCAGTCTGCGTTGTCTCTGAGGTAGTCAGAAACCCCTTGAATGTTCCCGTACCGCTCTTCTGGGGTCGCATCCATGCGGTCTTCTGTGTAGTAGGCCGTTGCCTCGGTTGGGCGGTCCATATACGGGGCAGCACCAATGCCAGTCCTAGTACGGCCAGTGCCATACATATCCGTTTCTTCGTAGTTATCTATCCAGTGTTGTGTTTCGTGACCCAAAATCTTTCGAATATACGCCGCAATACCACCACTATTGTTATAGTCCTGAACAAAGTTTGGGCTTAGAACAAAAGCGCCTGTTTTAGAGTTGTACATTTCGAGCGGGATACCGTTGGCCTTCATAAGGTCAGTAAGTTGGCCCTTTACAACACTCCTCTGGTCGGCAAAAGCGCCGTCCACACCAGTGTGTGCATCTATGGGGTTCATATAAACAGGGGCGTTAAACAGTTCTGGGTAGTCTTTGTACAGTGTAGGATGCTGGTATAAATCACCAAGGGTCCGCACTCCAGCAGGGTACACTTTATCATTGTGCGGGTTGGTTGAGACGACCTTTGGGGTTGTTCTCAGCGCCTCGTATTGTTCTGCTGTTTTTATGTTTGATGCTGCCTCGTTGTCGGGCTGCTCAAACCGCGTGACCTCATCAGGCGTGGTGAATTTGTGGGCTTCTGGCGCTTCCGCAAAAGTCTTTGCCTTTGGCCCAGCAAAGTACGCTTCTTGCAACATGGGGTTTTTCACAACAGGCTTAGGCCGCACACCTCCAAACAAGGCATAGCCATCACGCTTTTTGTCCATACCCTTGGCCGTCAGGAGTGCCGCCCGTGCCGCCTTGTCCATCACTTCTTACCTCTTTGAACCTGCATGGCCAGCTTGACAGCATCAGCGGCGTGGTCGCGTTGCTGCATGTCGCGCTCGTGCTGCATCCGAACCGCATCGTTCATCTGGTCGCGGTCCATGTCCATCTGCTTGGCTTGGAGGTCTTTCTCGCGGTCCAGATCGCGGTTCTCGTCGTTGGCCATGTCGCGGCGGGCCGACAGTTCCATCTGCTTGGCCTTGTTCTGCTCGGCCATCATCTTGATCTGGAGTTCCTGCGGGTTCGGCCCAGCGGGACCAGCAACACCCGTGGGGGCTGCGGGTTGCTGCGCCTTGATCATGGCAGCCTGCGCCCGCATCGTGTCGGCGTCAGCGCGCTGGTGGTCGATCTTGAGGTCTTCCATGCCCTTGAGCAGTTCGGGCGATGGCTGGTTGCGCTGGTCTTCCGGCTTAAGGAACTGCTCAGGGTTCGACCAGCCAATGGCCCGCAGGGCTGCCTTGTCAATGGCCAAGGCGTCATACATGTCGGGGCTGGCAGACTGCAATTGCTTGAGCGCCATGACCTTCATCAGGCGCTGGCTGTGCGATGAGGTGTTGGGGTCGGCCTGCGGCACCAGTTCCACATCGGTCAGGGCTTGCAGGAACAGTTCCTCGTTCCACACGATGGTGGGCTTGCGGTTGCGCTCCCAGAAGCTTTCGGGGTGTTCGCGGAAACATTGCACCAGCAGCGAGAACTCCTCGGCCTGCGCGCTGTGCATCCGCTTGTGGACGGCGTTCAGGATTTTGGTGGCCTGTTCAATCATGGCCAGCGTGGTGCCAACGGGCGCATCGGCACGGCCCTCGCCCACCTGCAACTCAGACGTGCCGCCCACGCGCATCCCCGTCTCGCTCATGTTCTGCACCAGCGACATCAAGGCACCAGACGGCTCCTTGTAGGGCAGCGGCATGATGGCATCGCCAATCTTCTGGCCGCCCGTCTTGACCTGCGCTCCACCGCCAGGCGGGACGCGGAAGATGTTGGTGTTCTGACGCGCGCCAGTGTCCGAAATCAGGAAGCCAGGGAAGTTGGCGTACATGCCAGCATCCAGCAATTCCCGCCACGCGGCGGTGATCGCGTTGGTGGTATTGCCAAGGATGTGCAGAAGGCCGATGTCATAAAAGCCCAAGCCTGGCACGAACGTGTACTTGACGAACGTGGTGCGGGCTTCCGGCAGCATCCCCGTGTCGGGCTGGTCGTAGTTGCGGGTGATGGACAAAATCTCACGAGAAGAAACATCAATGGTCACGCGGTAGGGGATTTCCAGCCCCGTGATCTTGCCCTTGAATTTGTGTTCAAACTTCTTGATGTCCAGTTCGCAGTAGATTTCGTAAATCTCGCGGTCGCGGTCATCGGGGTTGGCGGACGTGGTGGTGATGCCCTGCTGTGCTGCCTTGGCCTCTGCGGCAGCGTCCGGCGTGACCTCCATCGGTGTGGACAGGTCGATGTCGCGGTAGACCCCAAGGATTTGCAGGCGCTTGACCGTGGACGGCTTGAGCATCACGCGGTGCGTGATCCGCATGGCGGTGGACAGGTCGGTGGCGCTGTTGTTGACGATCAGGTTGTCGGCATCCACGCTGTCGCTGGCCGGACGGTTCCGCAGCGGGCAGAAGAACACCTTCTTGAACGAGGTGCCACCAAAGCCCAGCAGCAGCAACATGCGGTCGGTGTCGGGGTAGTATTCGCGGGCCGTGGCGGTCAGGAAGTGGTTCATGTCCTTCTCAAACGCATTGGCAAGGTCATCGCGCTGCGTGGTCGTGCCATTTGCATCGTCGCGGATTTTAACGGGGCCATCGGTCGGCAGTAATTCCGAACGCGCGTTCGCTTGGAAGCGCAGCACGGCCTCTTGCAGCAATGGGTGCCGGACCTTGGACATGCCCTCAATCGGCGCGCCATCGCCACTGCCTTGCAGGCCAGGGATTTCGATCTTCAGGCCCAAAAGCTTAATGCCCTGCGCGCGGTCGTCGATCCACTCGGTGCGGCTTTCAAGGTCGTCGGCGACACCACGCAGGAGGTCTTCCGCGATCCGCGCCAGTTCGCTGTCGTCAATCTTGCTGGACAGGTTGTCAAACCAGCCTTCGGGCTGGCCTTCCACGTCTTCGGCGTCCGCAATGGGCTTTCCGTCCAGCGACAGGGTGATGGACCCATCGCCGTGGTCGATCTTCATAATCGCGCCGTCTTCGTTGACTTCGGGGATGTCGGCAGCCTCATCCGCATTTTCAATGGTTACATCCATGTCGCCCAATTCGTCGGGCTGGCTGTCGCCAAGGATGCGGATGTTGGGGTTCAAGCCAGACATAGATGGTCCCTTTCAAGGTAATGGCCGTGCCATTGTATCAGGCACGGCCACCCTTGTCATCACTCGTTGAGAAACAGCACCGCAGCCGCCAGATAGTTGATTGCCCCAAGCAGTTCGCGCTTGGCTGCATCGGTGTCCATGCGCTGGCTTTCCTGTATCTTCTTCATGGCCTGCCCCAGAGGGAAGCCCAGCCCCACGGCGCGGGTGATGGTCAGGGCGGGTTGGTCCATGAACGACAGGCCGTTGCCGTGGCGCACTGCACCCTTGCCCTCCTGCGCTTCTTCCAGTGCATCGCGCAGCACCTCAAACAGGTCAGAGTATTCCGGCTTCACGAAGACGCTGCGGAACTCTTCGCTGCCTTCATCAACATCATCCAGCCAACAGTCGCAGATGGGGTCACCGCAATCGGGGCATTCGTCCTCGTCCGGCCCGCACTGGCACACGCCGTCCTTGCAGGTGGGGCATGATGGTTCATCCACCCAGACGTGATCCGCCGGATCGCCGTGCAATTCGTCTTGGCGATTTTGCGTGATACGGTTTTTGCTGTCGTCAATGATGTCTTGGATTGCCTTTTTCATGCGCTGTGTTTCCATGTCATACGCGAGGTGTTCTTTCCACTTAGCCATTGATTGCCTCCACTGGTCGGTCGGGTTGGTTTTGATATTTTCCATCGTACTGAGCAAGCTTTGCGGTTGAATGGAACAGAAGTTGCGCGATGCCCGACCCAGCCGGAATGTGCAGGCGCTCGCGCCCGTGGTAAACAAGCTCAAGGGTCAGGAAGCCAGCCCACCCATTTTCCACCACCGTGTTGAAGACGCTCAACCCGCGCCTTGCCCACGAAGACTTGTCGTGGACAACGGCGCACATATCGCGCGGCATCTGGAACTCTTCAATGGTGCTGGCCAGCGTAAAGTTGCTTGGTGACCAGATGCCATTTATCTCAACGCCCGCCGCTGTAAAGACGATGTCTTGCTTCACGCGCACATCGTACCCCGCCTCGGACAGGCCGTGGCTGGTTACACCACCGCGCACCTTCTCTGCCAGCATGTCCTTGATCGGCTCATAGTGCAGGAGGGTTGTGCCATTGATGATCATTGCTTCAAGCCTTCCCGCGCCATTCGGGTGATCTTGCGGACCACGTTGCTGCAACGCGGCGTCTCCATCACGGCGATGGCGCGAAGGGTTTGCTGTGCGGCGTCAAGCCTATCTGAACAGGCCATCATTGTGTCACACCAGCCCCCTGTTTGCTCAACCTGTTTGGCAAGCTTTTCTTCCAGCCGAGCGATCTCTTTCCACGGGTTCCAGATCATTGCAGTTCAGCCTCCGATTGTACGATGTCACCCCAGTCGCTTTCGGCGGCGTTGTCAAACAGGTGCATCAGGTGGTTGGTAAGACGCTCTGCGGCGTCAGGGTTTTCGATGTAGATGATGACGCCCCCAAGGGCGTCAACCTTATCGATCAAGGCCGATGCGTCAGACCCAGCGGCAAACAGCGGGCTGTCCTCCACCTTGGCCTTGTCCACGAACCCGATAAACGGCGTGGGCATGTCCCCGACCATCGCCATGCCAATGGTCATAACGGTCTTGGGGCTGCCATAAACGACCTTCACGCTGGGACCATGCCGTTGGCAATGCCACGCGCCATGTTGTCGATTTCCTCGTTGACCACCAGTCGCAAGACGGTCAGGGCATCGGACCGCATCCCCTCGTTCACGCAGCCCAGCCAGAACGCCACAGCGCCCTGAAACGTGCCAAGCAGCACATCGGGCGGGGCGATCTGTTCGTCGTTGACCATTGCGCCAAGCGTTTCTGCCACGCGGACTGCCACGTTCTTGATGTCATCGTTCATTGATCTGCTCCATTGCTTTGAACGCCGCATCCTTCTCGGTGGCGGCTTCGATGATAAGGTCAAACTCTTCCTCGGTGTCGCGGTCAATGACGTGGACGGCCCACTTGCCATCCCCGAACGGCTCCACGGTGGCGTTAAGCTTCTTCGTCATAGACATAGTCATTCGCCTCTATCATGCGGTCGCAAGATTCCGCCACGCAACCAACTATCGCAGACTTCATAATTTGCGGGTGAATGCCTTTTTTCTGCACGGTGAACCCATAGATCACATAGGTGTGCGCCAGCGCATTCATCACCTCGTTGTTATCGAGCTTGTGTTCGTCAGCGTGTTCTGCGGCTGCTTCAATCATAGCAGCAACCATTTCCTGTACTTTTTCCATTTGCCGATCCCTCCATCAGGCGTTGTATAGCGGCGCGTTGTGGTTGCCGTGGAAGACGCGACTGTCTTCAATCTCGGCCATCCGTTCCGGCGCTCTTGTTAACATACCAACATCTCTTAGATGCTTCAAGCCCATGGAGACGGTGTCGACCAGATCGTCGTGCGCCCCACGAGGGAAGGATGATGTCTGTCTGATAACCATCTCGGCCCAGTCTTTGTTGGGGGCGTAGACCATGCCTTCGCTGAAGATGTGCTGGATGCTATACAGCCGCGCCACCTTGTCTAGCGTCTTGGGGTCGTACATCTGGACCCCGAACTTGGCGCTGTTGAACACCCGCCGGAGTTCTTGCGCCACGCTATGGCCCGCCGCCTTGTTTTCGATCAGCAGCGTGTCAACCTTCATGCGGGCGCATATGTCTTCCACCTTGACGACCAGATCGCCGATCTCCAAGCGGTCCTGCCACGCGTACATCAGCATGACCTTGGCGGTCGCGCCCAGCGCCTCGGACTGGCTTGCACTGGCCATCTCAATGGGCCGACCGTAGCGGTCTACCATGCGGGTTGCCTCCTGTGTCCCAGACGCACTAAAAACGCCCCACACGGTCAGGGCCGATGGGTCGTTCTCGCTCTTGGTGGTGTAGGCGGTGTCGAGCGCCGCCACGATGTATTCGATTGGCGGGTATTCCGAGGCCGACCACGGCTGCCACCATTGGTCCTTGACGATGCCGCCCCCGCGCGGTTCGGGGCTTTGCTGGTATTGCCCTGCGGTGGCGTATGGCCCCATGGCGGCCTCGTCGCGCTCGACAACGTGCAGCGGGAAGCGGTCCTCGAACAGCAGTTCGCCGTCGATCTCGCGCGGGTCGGCATAGCCCAAGCTGGTCACGCAGGCGCGGTTGGGGTCAAACCGCATCGGCAGCATGATGTGATCGTAGCCCATGTCTTTTTCGAGGATCACGCCGCTCGTGTCCCGCTCGTGCAGGCGCTGCATCACCACCACAATTGCGGACTGGTCTGGGTTGTTGAGGCGGGACGTGACGGCCTCTTTGAACAGCGTGGTGACGCTCTCGCGCTTGGCGTCAGAGTTGGCATCGTCCACAGAGTGCGGGTCGTCGATGATCACGCGGTCGCCCCTGTAGCCCGTGATCCCAGTGAACGCGCAAGCCTGCCGCGATCCCGTGGCCGTGGTTTCAAACTTGGCCTTGGCGTTCTGGTCGCCCGTGATCGTAACGCGGTCGCCCCAGTGACCCTGATACCATTCGTCGGTCACCAAGCGCCGCATCCGCAGGCTGTCGCGGATTGCTAGTTCGAGGCTGTGGGACGCGCAGACGTAGCGCATGTTGGGCATGTTGCGCGGCCCCCACTCCCACGCGGGCCAGAACACGCCGATCAGCAGGGACTTCATGGTGCCTGGCGGGACGTTGACCAGCAGGCGGTTGTAGAACGTGCCATCGTCGTTCAGATCGCCATCGGTGATCGCCTCAAGGTGCGCGCAGATGAAGTCAATGTGCCAGCCGTGAACGTAGGGCTGGCCGGGTTCGATTACCGACCACGCGGCCTTGACGAACGATGCCAGCGACATCTCGCACTTGCGCTTTTCGATTGCCCGCAGCGTGGCAACCTTGTCAATTGGCCGTGCAAGGGTGATCACGCCCATAGCAGTTCCACCAGCCCGTGATCGTCAAACACCCCGCAGCACAGGCCCTTGCGGCCAGCGTCAAGGCACACGCGGCTCTGACCCTGAAAGATGCCAGGTGTGTGGCCATGCACCACCATCTTGCCCCGATAGCTGCCGTCATAGCCTTCTGGGTAGCGGAACAGTTGCGTGTACGCCTCCGGCTGGTCGATCAGGTCATACGCCGCATGTACGCCAGCGTGTACATACACCCGCGCCGCATCCTCGTGGTAGCGCGGCAGCGTCTGGAACCAGTCCAGATCGCGCTGCAACGCCTCGGCGTCCAGTTCGCCCGTCAGCGGGTGCTTGTAGGACAGCACGGTCGATGCCCCACCATTGTCCAGCCACATGTGCGGGTCGGGCAGGCAGATCATGTCCTCGTGGTTGCCACGCAGGCACACGGCGTTTGGCAGCGACCGCACCAGTGCCACCACCTCGCGGCTTTCGCTGCCACGGTCAATGTAGTCGCCCAGAAACACGATCTTCGCGCCAGCGGGTATCTGCGCCAGCAACGCCTTAAGCGGGGCCAGCCGACCGTGGATGTCGGTCATCACATAGGTCTTGTCAGGCACCACCAAGCGCCTTTTCCAGCACGTCAAGCTCGTCACTGGACAGGTTGGAAATGTCCAGCGTGTGGCTCACCTGCATCGTGCCAGTGGTGGCGATCTCTACCTTCTCGCCGTACTTCTTGGGCTGCCTGCGCGCCGCGTTCCACTTCAGGCCGTCCATTGCAGCCCGTGCGTTGTTTGGGTCTATTCCGCCCGCCATCAACTTCAAAACGCATTCACGGATCAGGTCGCTGTCGTAATCGCCTTGGTCCTCGCGCGCGCGCGCATAGTCTGAAAGAAACTCCGGCTCTTCCCGCAGCCATCTCCGCACGGTTGGATAGGACGGCATCGTTTCTTTGTTGTCGTCCAAAAAGTTTATGAGGCCAACGCCACCAGCGATAGCCTCTAGGATTTGATCCGCGATGTCTTGATCGAACGGTGTTTTCGGCCTGCCGCCTGCCATGATGTGGCCCTTTCATAGATAGGATGCACACAATATAGATCAGGACATGCAGAAAAGATAGATGGGGGCCGAAGCCCCCGTTTGTTAGACAGGACGGGCGATCTTGGTCTGCTTTACGCCGTCACGTTCACCATGTTCTTTGACGGTGGCTTTTACGGTCAGCGTCTCGGTCTTGCCGCCCAGAATTTTAGTGCCTTTGTAGATTACCACGTTGCCCTGCGCGTCATTCATTATGTGCAGGTAGGACGTGCCGAACTGGCCTTCCATCGTGACGATGTGGCGGATGGTGACGGTGAAGTTGCTGCGCTCACCCACGGTGCCGATCCAATTGGACCCAGCAGCCTCTTCAGCGCGCTTGGCTGCAAAGCCTGCCACACGGGCCTCTGCGCGGGTGATCATGCCCATCACGGCGCGGGTCTGGGCTTCGGTCAGGCCGCCCCACTCGTTGACGTTGTCGCGCATGGCTTCGTAAAAATCGCCCAGCGAGGCTTTGACCACGGGGTGCAGGGCGTTGAGGTAGACAGTGCTGCTCACGTCTGCAAACTCGCCGCAACGGAACAAGAAGTCGTCTGCGCGCTTGCCATCGGCGGTACCGATCCACTTTGCGTGGCGCGTCTTGTTTGCGTTAGCGCGGATGTTGCGCGCGATGGCATTTTCGTAGGCAAATTCGTTTTCGATGAAGGTTCCGCGTGTCATGTCAGGCTCCAGTGGTTGGGTTGGTCGATGACCCTGTTTACCGTACGATGCAAACAGGGTCAACAACTATTTTTATTAAAAGTTGTAGTCGTAGAATTTGCGCGGTTCGCGGGCGACACGGTGCCGACCGTAGGCCGACCAGAAGTAACCATCGGCGCGCTTATGGGCCTTGATCGCGGGGTTGCTTTCGTTTGCCACGATGAACCAACGTTGGTCCTCTTGGTTGGCGCAGTTGGCGGTGAAACCACCAGCGACGAAGTTCGGCACCCAAGCCGGATCGCGTTGCACGTCCATCTCGCGGATGACGATCTGCTTGCCTGACTTGCTGACCGACAGGATTTCGAAGGGCTGGACATCGGTGTAGCCGATGAGGTTCGCGTAGCCAGTGGGAAGTGTGCAGGTCATGGTGTGTTCCTTTGTGGTTGGGGTTGGTGGGGGCCGAAGCCCCCGTTTCTGTCTTACCAAGGGCATTCGTCTTGGGCTGCCCACGCTTCCGACTGGCGCTCCATCATCTGACCGAACGCAATGCTGCCGTCTTCGTCGTAAATCTCGCCCTCGTTCGCAAAGTAATCTTCACGCTCGACCTCATCTTCCAGCAGCAAAAGCACGGCAGCGATGGTCGCACCAGCGACAGTGTGCTTGGAGCCGTTGTAACGGATCGTACCCATCGGGCCTTCGCCTGGGAACGAGGTGATCACGCCGATGTCCGTACCATCGCACAAGACGTTGAAGATCGGGGTGAAGGGGGCAACTTCTTGGATTGTCAGGCGCATGATGATCTCCGTGGTTGGTTTCTTTGTTCCTGAACCCTGAATACATCGTACGCAACACCCCGTCAACACCTATTTTAAATAAAAAAGCCCCCACCGTTTCCGGCAGGGGCAAGGTGGGCGTTGAAGCCTAAGCAGAGAGTGCCAGCATCATAACACCATCGCGCCGCCAAGCAAGGTCTACCCCACGCGCCGCAGCGTGAGCGCAAGCCAAACTTCTTCGATGGGCGTGAGGTTGTGCGGCTCCACGATCCAGCAGTTGCCGTGGCCCAGATTGACCTCCTTGGCGTCAGACAAAAACCGCTTCTGGCCAATGCCACCCACGATCAGCATCGCCGCCGGATCGTCGGTCGCGGTCACCAAGATCGCCATGTCGGCCCGAAAGGATTCGAGCGACTTGAACAGCAGCCTGCCGCCCTCGTGAAATGACGCCTTAAC